CAAGGTCTTCGCGTTCCATCAGCAGGCAATCGGCTACGGCGAGGGCATCGCGATGCGCACCGAGATCAACTACATCCCGGAAAAGACCAGCTGGCTGGTCAACGAGGTGTTCTCGGCCAACGCGGTTGCGATCGACGCCGAGGGCATCGTTCAGATCACCTGCCGCGAATAAGGAGCAGATCATGGCATTTTCGAGCACTGGTCTTGCATTGGTCGCCGGTTCCAAGGCTGGCAACGCACCGCAGATCTGGTCTTACCAGTCGGCTGATGCGATCGCCACCGTGAACACGTCGGGCTACTTCAACGACGTGGCCTCGCTGATGAAAGTCGGCGACTTGGTCTATTGCTACGACACGGCAACCCCGACCGCCAACCTGGTGGTTGTGGTGTCGAACAGTGGCACCGTTGTCGATGTGTCGGATGGCACGTCGATCACCGTGACCGACAGCGACTAATAGCAGCAGCAACCAGAAGGGCCGGCTTTCGCCTCGAGCGGAGGCTGGCCCTTTGCACATTGAGGGGCCGCAATGGCTGCAGGTGATACGGGAGTCAGGATCTGCTCGGACGCGCTGCTCATGCTGGGCGCAAAGGCGATCACCTCATTCAACGACGGCACCGACTCGAGCTCGGTCTGCGACCGGCTCTACCCCAATGTTCGCGACTCCACCCTGACGATGTACCGGTGGAGCTTCTCGATGAAGAAGATCGCGCTGGCGCAGCTGGTGACCGCACCCGGCAGCTATTGGAAGTACGCCTACCAGTTGCCTGGCGATCGCCTGGGCAACCCGATGGCGGTATACCCGAGCAGCAATGTAGGCACCCCGATCGACAAGGATTGGGAGATCCAGGGCGACCAGCTGCTCACCAACCTGACCGCGGTCTTCATCGATTACCAGTACAGCGTGCCCGAGTACGCGATGCCGCAATACTTCGTGCAGCTGCTCAAGTACCAGATGGCCTGGCACATTGCCGAGGCGATCACTGAGCAGGCCGACAAGTCGCTGCGCTGGCAGCGGGTGGCGCTGGGCGACCCGGCTGAGAACATGCGCGGGGGTTATTTCCGGCAGGCCTGCCAGATGGATGCGCAGGGTAACCCGAGCCGGGTGATAGACGATTACACCCTCGTGGCTGTGAGATATTGACGTGCCGCGCTTCGTCGACCTGCAGAGCAACTTCTCGACGGGCGAGCTCGATCCCCTGCTGCGGGCCCGAGTCGACCTGCAGGCCTACAACAACGCGCTGGCCAAGGCGACCAATGTCCTGATCCAGCCCCAGGGTGGGCTGAAGCGCCGGCCTGGCACCAAGTACATCCTAGAGCTCCCCAACAGCGGGGCTGAAAGCGCCGGCAACGGGGTGCGCCTGGTGCCGTTTCAGTTCTCGGTCGACGACTCCTACATGCTGGTGTTCACGCACCAGCGGATGTACATCATCAAGAACGGGGTGGTGCAGACCAACATCAACGGCAGCGGCAACAACTACCTGACGACCAGCATTGGCAGCAGTATTGTCGACGACATGTGTTGGACACAGTCGGCTGACACGCTGATCGTCGTGCATCCTGATCTGCAGCCGGTGCAGATCCAGCGCACCAGCGACAGCGCCTGGACGGCCACCACCATCACGTTCGACAGCATCCCGAAGTACGCATTCAACATCGACTTCCACACGAACAACGGTTCGACACTGACGCCGAGCGCGGTGAGCGGGAACGTCACGTTGACCGCATCGACTACGCACCACGACAGTGGCGCAGCGCAGGCCGGTGGCGCGTCGACGATCACACTGAAGTCGACTGCAAGCAGCACCGACGACATTTACAACGGCATGTACGTCACGATCACCAGCGGGCCTGGCGTGGGAGAGATCAGGATCATCGAGGACTATGTCGGCAGTACCAAGGTCGCGACGGTAACCCCGGCATGGACGACCCAGCCAACTAGCGCGAGCAATTACCAGATCACCACTTGGACAACCGAATCGGTCAACCAGTATGTCAATGCCAACCCGCAGGGTCGCGCCAGGATCGTGCAGTACGTCAGCGCGACGGTAGTGAATGCGGTGGTCGAGTACCCGTTCTTCAGCACGTCTGCTATTGCTGCAGGCAATTGGGAACTGGAGCACGGATACGAGAATGTCTGGTCTGCTAGTCGCGGATGGCCGCGCACGGTGAGCTTCCACGAGGGACGGCTGTTCTTTGGCGGCAGCAAATCAAGGCCCAGCACGATCTGGGGGTCGAAGATCGGGCTCTTTTACGAGTTCGTGCCGACCGAGAACTTGGACGACGATGCGCTCGAGGCCACGCTCGACACCAACGACCTGAACGTCATCACCGACATCATCAGCGGCCGTGACTTCCAGGTGTTCACGACCGGCGGCGAGTTCTACGTCCCGCAGCAGGGAAGCGATCCGATCACGCCGCTGACGTTTACGTTCAAGAACGTGAGCCGCAACGGCATCAAGCCTGGCACTCGGGTGCAATCACTCGAGTCGGGCTCGGTCTACATCCAGCGCCAGGGCAAGTCGCTCAACGAGTTCGTGTTCAACGACACCCAGCTGACGTACATCACGCAACGGATCTCGCTGTTGTCTGGTCACCTGTTGAAGGGGCCGCAGCGGATGGCCATGCGCAGGGCGACCAGCACCGAGGAAGGTGACCTGCTGCTGATCATTAACACCGACGACGGCAGCATGGCCGCATTCAGCGTCATGCGAGCACAGCAGATCACTGCGCCGTCAGAGTTCATCACCACTGGCGACTTCGTCGATGTCGGCATCGACGTGACTGACATCTACACGGTGACCAGCCGCATCGCTGCTGCAGACCTGCTACTTGAGAGCGGCAGCAATCTGCTGACCGAGGACGGTGAGCCGATGCTGCTCGAGCATGGCGGGCCGAAGTATTTCGTCGAGCTCTTCGACGATAGCCTGTATACCGACTGCGCGGTCACTGGCGGTGCGGCATCGAGCGCATCGAGCCTGCCGATGGTCAACGAGATCGTCAACGTGATCTGCGACGGGGTGCCGCAGGGCGATGAGGTGGTGAGCGCCGCAGGCACCGTGACGTTCGACCGGGCATCGGTCTACACCTACGAAGTCGGCCTGCCCTTCACGGTCTACTGCAAAACCATGCCGGCTGAGATCCAGCTGCAGACCGGCAGCCGCGTGAGTTTCAAGAAGCGGATTGTCGAGATCAGTGCGGTGGTGAAGGACACGCAGGAGCTCGAGATCAATAACCAGCCGGTTGCGTTCCGGCTGATGGACAACCCGCTGCTCGACGAGCCGGTGCCGACCTTCACCGGCATCAAGCGCGTGAACGGTGTGCTGGGCTACGACCGCGAGCAGGCGATCGAGATCTCGCAGACGCTGCCGCTCAAGATGACGCTGCTGGGTCTTGACTACCGCATCGCGGTCTACTCGGGGACTTAACATGGCCAACGGGTTCGACCCTGCATCGGCGATGGAAACTCAGATGACGGCCGCGCCCGCCGGCGGCTTCAATGTCTCTGCTGGGCAGATGTACGCGGTCGCCGGTCTGATCAATGCCTATGGCGCATCACAGGCCCAGCAGGCGCAAGCGATCAACCAGCAGACAGCCTACCTGGTGCAGGCCCGCGACACGCTCGCGGTGGCCGAGATCAGGGCCGACATGTCGGAGCAGTACGCAACCATCCAGGCCGGCCGCATGCTCAAGCGTGCCGACATGGAGGCGATGAACTACAAGATCGCGGGCAACACGCTGCTGCGCAATCTCCGCAAGACCAACGCGGCGGCGCGTGCTCGGGCTGCAGCCTCCGGCGTGGCGCTTGGTGAGGGCAGCATCCAGGGCATCCAGACGGCGAACGTGCAGGCTGTGATGCGTGACGTGGACATTGCCGAGCTCAACGCGCTGACGGCGCAGGTGCTCGGGTTTGAGGATGCCAGCGCCATGCTGCAGTCGACCGAGTTGCAGTCGACGCTCAACCTGTTCCAGGCCCGTCGCCAGGCCGGTGGTCTCGAGTCTGCCGCGGCGACCACCCGCCGGACTGGTGGGCTACTTGCTGGCGCGACGTTGACACAAGGCCTTATTGGCGCTGCGAGGACGTTCTAATGGCCACGATGCTTGAATCCGGTCAGATCATGTTACGCGGTGCGCAGGGCGGCGTGCCGATGGCGCAGCCGCAGCTGCAGGTTGTCGAGCCGATTGCTGCACGCGCCGCTGCCCAGCAAGCAGGCACGCTAGCAGAGATGCTCGATCGTATGAGCACAAGCGCATTCCAGGAGGCTGGCCGGTTGTCGCAGCAGGAGGCGATCAAGTTCGCCGCCGACAACCCGCCGACGCCGGAACAGATCGAGCTCGCCAAGAACGGCGTGCCGCTCCCGCGTGAGATGCGGGGAAGCATCTACAACGAGGCACTGCGCAAGGCCCGCAGCCTGCAACTGGCGAGCCACTTTGAGATCGAGGGACGCAACGAGCTTGCGAAGATCCTGACCGAAGTGCAGAGCGGGAAAATCACGGGCGAACAGGCAAGCCAGAAGATCGCCACGTTCACCAACGGCTACAACCAGACGATGGCCGGCCAAGATCCCGAAGCTGCCATCAAGTTCCGGGCGACGATGGCCACGCACGGCAACGTCGTGCTCAATGCGGCCTACGAAGCGCAGATGAAGCGCGATCAGCAGCAGAAGCTCATCAAGCTGGACATGGACATCGACAACGTCGGCAAGCTGCTCTATGCCGCTGCAGCGCAGGTGCCGGATCAGTTCGATGCGCTGGCTGACATTCATCGCCGGAACATCAGCACTACCGCGTTGACGCT